CATCTTCACACGGCAGTCCATCATAATGATGCATCAATTTTTTATGACAAACCAAACAAGGTTCATGTCTATTGTAATCAAAATCAATTACCGCCATTAATGATTGTAATTGTAAAGCGATCTTCCTCGCCTGAATATCTATATCTTTATCTATATCACGCACGACACATGTGTTTTAAATTTATCGCACGACACATGTCATGAGGTAGGTACCGTTTTCCAAAATGGTTCGTCAAAAAATTCATTACCTTTCCTGGACTCAATTATTTCACAAAAAGTTTCCAATGGTAAACATACTACAATAGGTACACCATCTGGTTGCCTTTTGTTTTTATCTGTTTTAACTAATCGTTTCCATATAAGTGCAGTAAAATCTGATTTAGATTTTTTAATTGCTTTAGCTAGTTCTCTTGTTACGTTTAAGGATTGTCTGGCTTTGCATTCGACAAAGAACTCAATGCCGTTCCATTTAAAAACCACATCTCCCCTATCGTACTTACCTCCCTCTGGTAATCTTTCTCCTCCTAGCAATTTCGCTACGAAAGTTTCTAACCTCGTACCCTGTTGTTTTGGTTTGTTCATTCATACTTTCCGACTGCCTTTGTATCTTATTCTGTATAAAAACTTATATCATTTTTGTATGTTTTATTTTTATACTCTTTCTTAATGGTCATTCTTTTTTTCTTTAATGACTTGCTGCTGTTTAATATAGATGCTGTCTCCATTAACCAACCATTCATAGAATCATAGACTGCTCTACCATAATCTAGTTGGACACCTTGCTTTGTATAATTAAATACAAACAAATCATTAAAGTCTAATAGTATTTCTAAAGTACCATAACCTTTAGTGTTTACATATCCCATGTGCATACCACCCCAATGTGGACAATCGCTTGTAGGCATATCAAAATCACTCATTAAAAATGTAGTTTCATTATCAAATCCACCATCAGGAATCCAAGAGATACTATCTCCAGGATCAATTTCTTTTAGTGATGTAGCACTTTCTAAAATAGCGCACGACACAAGTAAATCATATACTGCAATAGCACCTTTAGATTTAATTACATCTTTCATAAATCTAACGCAATCAAGTCATCAAAGGTTTGCATCATGTATTCTTTTTCTTCATGTTGTACATTACGGTACTTAAATACTCTCGACCTGTGATTATGACCATCTATATCACAAGGTTCACCATCAATCATTTTGTTTCCTGTTTCTTTTTCTGAGGCAATATTCATTTCACTAATTCTATTCCTTGCTGACGTACCTGTCTCAAGAATAATAGAATTAATACAATGCCAATTGCCATCAGATAAAATGCCACGAATTATTTCTTTGTAATCCAATTACTTAGCTTTAGATTCTTTGAGCTTTGTAATTAAATCAGATGCTTGTCCTTTAGATAGCTCTCCGCCTTGAACTTTTGTCTTAGCTTCTTGTGCGATAGCATCTTGACCTGCATCAATACATTCTGGTATCAAAGTATTAAGCATAAAGTTTGCTTGTGCCTCTGTCATTGGATCTTCTTTCCATTTACCGTCAGGTATTTCTGTCATCTCATCCTCCTGTTCTTCTATTACTTCTGCACTTATACCTGCTTCAGACAACGCAGATAAATGTTCATCAGTATGTGTTGTAATTATTTGCTTTCCATTCTTTTCAAAATACAAAGCAATTTTATCAAGCAATGTGTCTATCTCACCACTAGAAAATTGTTCTACAGATATATCATTCTTTAACATTCTTTGTTTACCAAACTCTACTAAATGTTTAATAACTTTATGTTCAGCTTCTTTGTCCAATCCATAAGTAAATAACAATGTATTTTTTATGTATGCAATTATTTGTTTAGTGTTTTCTAATTGATTACCTGTATCATTTACTGAATCAGGAGGTGGTGTCTGTGTCTGCTCTGCAACTGGTGCAGATTTAGTTTCTACCTCCTCCGATTCAGTACCTGTCGGTTGCTGTTGTGCAGTTGAACCACTCCACGCTTCTTCCTCTGGTACATCTCCTGTCCATAGGTGTAAACCAATGCCAAATCTCATGGCGCATCTTTTAATTGCATCTGATGTAGCTAACTTAATTAATTCAGAGTCTGTATTTCTACTATCTTGTTGTGTATTTGTGTCTCCAATTTCATCTCTAAAACCTAATCCATCAATTGTCATTCTTGCTACAACTCCAGAGCATCTTCCATTTTTATCTTTTATTTCTCTTAAAATTTCAAAGGTCCATCCATCATGCATTACTTCATTTAATCTTTTAGTTATTAAATGATGCGGTACGTACTTCCCAAACTTACCTTTAGGTGCATCAAGTATTTCATTCTTACTAAATGTTTTAGTTAATGCTTTGTATTTCTTATCGTCCATTATTCGTCCTCCTGTATATTTAACCTCATAGGTTCATCATCATACGAAGCTATGATTTTATCATTCATTTCGTAGTGTACCCATAACTTTGTTTTAGCATTTACATTATGTTGAAAACATAAATCTTTTATGCTTTGTTCTTTATGCAACCAAATCATATCAAATATTTTTTCACATTCTTCTATGCTGTCAGCAGTTACAATGTAATCTCTTACACTTGTATCAGTAAACATTATTGATACTTGTTTTTTATTCATAATATTATTTTAAAAAAATATAAAAAAAATGCAAGTATTAAAGAAAAGTATGTTATAATTTTATATCGTTTCAAAGATGTACCTCCGTACCTCAATAACAAACGAACAGAAAAGTGGTCTAGCAATAGATCACTTTTTTTGTTAATCATTCTTCTTCTCTCATTTCAAAGTGTGCTTCAATTTCACATGCACAATCTTCACAATAACTTTCATCATTTATATAAGCACCACCATTGTGTGTGTGATAATAATTTTCACACTTAAAACATGGCAACCAACCACCCATTATTCTTCTTCTTGTACTACTTCTACATCCATAGGTATGTGCATAGGAGCATCTATAAAATCTATGTCTTTAAATTCACCACCATTAGAAACTATTATTTTTATTTTCACTCTTCCTCCTCTGCACTTTTAATTGCTGCAAGCATATTTGTATTCCATTCCAACACAAATTGTTCACATAATAATTTAACTTTTGATATATTTTTTTTTGATAATGTAATTGTTTTAGTTACTTCAAATCCACCTAAAGAGTTATGTAAATTTATACACCATTGTTTTAATTGTTCTTCATCTCCAAATAAATTAGACGACTTCTGCATTTGAA